TTTGCTGTTTGCGAACTACCTATATTTTGCCAGTTTGCAATCTGCATATCATCAATCAGCTTCCAGTAGACGGCGATAACAACACCAACGTCTCCCTGCGCGTAATTGCCTGTCAGAGCAAAGCTTCTTGGCCCTATACCAACCGTACCAACCGCGCCGCTGGCTGCATTGCCAGATAGCTCAATAATCGTCTCAGGGCCAGCCGTACCAACCGCGCCAATTGCCGTATTTGGCAGCAACGGGACAATGGCCTGACCTAGCGCACCAATAGCCTCGACTCCGGTCAAAGCCTCTGCGTTGGTAACCGCAACCGTTCCAACCGCCCCGCTGGCTGCATTGCCGCTCAAGGCAAACGAGACAGCCCCTGTCAAGGTTCCGGTCAATCCAGCAGCTTCATTGCCTGTTAGAGCAAGAAAAGTTTCCCCTCTAGATACCGTTCCTACGCTGCCTGTAGCCGAAACACCAGACAAATCAAACGCTTGGCTCTGAGTAACCGTACCAACCGCGCCTATAGCCGCTACACCTGCCAATGCGACCGTGGTGACCGGCCCAACCGTACCTACAAAACCTTCCGCCGTGTCGCTAGTCTCGTCTGAAGACTGGCTTGGAACAACCGTACCAACCGCGCCTGATGCGGACAATCCGGTCAGAGCAATCGTAATACCCGGAGTCGCCGTTCCCACGGCCCCTGAAGCGGCAACCCCCGTTGCTTCAAGAGTGCCGCCCCAACCGTTCTCGCCCCAAGCACTGTCGCCCCAGCCGAGAGACACAACCTATCCTTACGTTGTAGCCAACCGCAACAAAGCAGTAGTCGTGGTGTTGGAGGGCATGGTCAGTGTGAACGTGCCCGCCGTAACGGTCTGACTACCAAACGTGTAAACAGCCACAGCCTTGTTGCTCTGCGTGGAGTTGTATATCAGCACCGCGTCAAACGCTGTGGTCAAGGTGACTGATGTGTATGTGATTGATGCTGAAGGCGTAAAAAACGCCACGCCCGCAGTTGCTGAACTGTTGGTTGCCGTAGGAGGCGTTGCTGCCGTTACCGCTACACCGCCCGCCGTGTATCCTGCGCCGGAGACTTCTCCAGTAGCTGAATATGCCGTGGTTGCTGCGTTGTAAGTGGCTGAAGCCAAGTACAAGGCCGCTTTGAATGTATCGGTTGCGGATGTTCCCCTTGTCGGGGCCGTGCCGAAATTATGGGTCGCAGTCATTAACTCGCCCATGAAGGAGGTACACATTGATTGAGTATTTGCCACGATAGTTCCTTAAAAAGAAGCGGTTTCACCGCCAGCAAAGCTGGGCATTTTCTTCAGCGTTACATGCACAGACCGGTGAACCAACTCACCATCCAGCCAATACTCTGTCCACGTAGTCGCTTCATTGTCGTTTTCAACCGTGCCGGTTCGGTTCTCCAGCAGGGAGGTATCCATGTCGCCTTTGGTTGTAGTGACAATCAATTTGAACTCCTGATAAGTGCGGTAGTGGAGGTGTTAGCGGGCATGACGATTGTAAAGGTCGTAGTCGATGTTTTGTCTGCCCCGAAGTCAATCACTGCAATGGATTTGTTGCTTTGCGTCACGTTGTAAATCAGAGCGCACCGGGCTGTGATTGCCGCCGTCCAAGATGTGTTTGCAAAATTTACATAGGCCGTGTAGTCCGAGGAACTGATGGTCACCCCAGTCAAGGTATTGCCCCCGGCTGTGTAGCCAGACGCTACAACCTCATTGGACGTTGTATATACAGTCGTGTCCTCGTTCAGGCTGGCGTTGCCCGTGTACAGCGCAATCTTGAGTGTGTCCGTGGACAGGTTGTGGACGGCCTCGTACAACTCCTTCTTGAAGCTGGTGGTCTGCGTCTGGACGATGCTCATGTCACCGCCTGCCTATACTGACCACTGCGGTACGCATCCTGACGCTCCAAGCCATCACCCAGACGTTTAGCCAGTGCAAGGGCTTCCTTGTACTTGCCGTCGTACAGCGCAACCATGTCGGCCTCACCCTTCATAAAGGTGTATGCCTCTACCAACGAGCCATACAGCAGCACGGTATCAAAGTTGTCACCCAGCCATGTGGTAGACGCAGTCACGATAGACTGAGGGTAATAGTAGTAATGCAGTTCTGCGGAGTAGGTTGCGTCGGGTGTCGGGCCAAGAATGAACGACAACTCGTTGCTGATAATAGAACTAGCGACTGTCGGGCCAAACAGCGCGTAGTACTTGGGTGTTCCGGTGTCAGTCGGCGTGGGGTACGCCTCGCGTATGAAGTTCACATCCTTGTTGAGTAGAAATGTGTACGGGCCGGAACCGGAGAAGATAGCCAAGGAGTACGAAGACAGGTAGTCATCGGGGCAGGATAGGTACTTGTTGTTCGCTGTAATTGTTCCCGTCACGTTCTTACGCAAAAAGGGAAACTGCACCGAGTTGTAGATGCGCTGCTCTGCCTGCTGAATGAACCGGTTAATCTGAGTCGTAGACGAGACCGTAGACGAATCCGCAAGGGTAATCGTCGGAAAGTTGTTTTCCGTGTAGGTCTGTATCGCCGCCGAAAGCTCAGAGTAGTTCATGCCATCGGGCCCCTTGACATTACGCCCTTGGTGGCACAACCTGCACCACGCATTTTGATGCCAGTTGTCTTGACAGTCTCATTGCCAGCAGACTTGCTGATGTTGCCAATACTGACATCCATCGTGTCCAACTTGCTGCTGCTAGGCTCTTTGCCGGGGCTTGCAGAAATATTCATCTTCTTGCCGTCCATTGTGTGGGGCTCTGCGTAGACGCTGGCTGGGCCAACCTCTTTACCGTCTTGTTTCATACTGTAGGCCATGATTTACCCCGTTTTCTGGTTAGCTGCACGGGACAGGTTGCGACCAACGCGCATCCGGTCTTCGGAAGTGGGGCCACCGGCCTTCATCTTCTTAGTGTGCATACGTGATTCGTGACCCTTGACCATTTTCTTGGCCTCGGTGTCTGCAATGCGTTTAACTGTCTTTGTATCCATGATGGACTCCTATGAAACCGTTACTGTGCCAACACTTGTGGTTCCGACCAAGTAGTTGGGTGTTAAACCTACGTCTGTACTGCCTGCTCCACCAACCGGATTCCAGCCCCACTGAATATCTCGACTACCCCCACTATTGTAGCCATCAGTCATAGGGCCAGCGGTGATATATGTTGAGTCTCGGCGGGGATTTCTAAGAGCTTGTGGGTCATCCACTGGGTACATACCAAGCTGCAATTGAGGCTGGTCGGGGTCAAAGCAAATCTTACAAACCAACAGGTTGTATGTCTTGGTCTTGATGATTTCCTTCTTCAACTCGACGAGCTTGAACTGCTGTCCGCATCTGTCGCAGATAGCAATTGCTTTCTTGCCGGAAGCGAATCTGTTTGCCATTAGATGTACGTCTGACGCGGCACAAACCGCAACGCTGCTGTTTCACGGTCTTCGGTGGAAGCCAATTCCCATGCCTCATCGTATTGAGCCTTGAGAATATCCAGCCGAGCAATAGCATTAGGGACTTTGAGAGCCAAGTAGTAGGCCAATCCTGCTACCAAGCAGTTCAAGAAGCGGAAAGGTACATCCATTGTGTTTACACCATTGCCAGCATCGTCAATACGGCGCATCCGCCAGTAAACAAGGGTGTAGGTCTGGGAGTCGTCTGGTGTGGGCCATACGGTGACGGAGGGAAGGTTCTGGGTGTAAACAGCATCTCCGGCAGTGTGGGCTGCTGCGGTTGTCCCATTCTGCGCACGTACGCAGTTGTATAGGGTATTCCCTGTGGTGTATCCGTAGTAGATGGTTTCTGTGCCAATTAGGATGAATCCAGCAGAAGCCAAGTTAGCTGCGGAAACCACTGTGAGGGTTGTGTCCGTCGAGGTAATTGTGGCACTAAGGGTAGTTATTGATGCAGTAGTGGAGCCATCTAGACGTTGGAACCACAACTGAATAGGGCGGGCCTGTTGTAGCTTGTTGGGAATGGTGGCGTAGGTAGAGACGCTGATACGGGTAAT